AAATCGAATCAGGGCGAGAAATGATTAGTTATTTATCTTTTGTTATGATAAGTTCGAATCAAGACAATCATTTTCTCTCGGTGGGTTAATTGTTTGAAAATCTCCCTAGATTTATAAAACGTAAAAAGTATTAGCCCACCACCCTTACAAAAAGGAGAAATGATGCAACTAAAACTAGACTACGAAGCTTACCAACGAAACAGCGAAACTAGCAAAAAAGCTTATTATGAGAAAAAAGATAAGCTGACAAAAAAAGACCAAGTTTATAATCTATTGCTAGACAATCCTTTAGCAAATCATCAAATTGCAGAAGAAATGAATATGCCTTTATCTTCTGTATGTGCTAGGATAAGAGAGTTACAAATAGAGGGTAAAGTAGAAGATTCAGGTAAAACAACAAAAAGTAAATATGGGAAAGAGTGTGTGATATGGCAAAGAAACCAAACAAGCTAGAACGAGAACGATTGCAAGCTGTTGCAGATATGCCTTGCTATGCTTGTTTTATTGACGGGCGTGAAATGCAAAGTGAGGTTCACCATATAAGAAGTTTAAAATTAGGTAGTGGTATGGGAAAAAAATCTGATGTAGTTTATACAATTCCATTATGCCCAAAACATCATAGGTTTGGCAAAGTATCTGTGCATTTAGGTAAAAAGGAATTTGAAAAGCGTTATGGGACAGAGTTAGAAATATTAGAAAAAGTTAACAGGGAGATAGAGAGATGTCGAGAAGAAGCGGATTTTTTATAGTGTATCGTGACATATTTCGTCACCCTGTGTTTGCTAATATTTTACAAGCATCATTATGGATATATATGATAAGTTCAGCATCTCACCAAGATAAGACTCTACGATTTATGGATACCCCAATATTTGTGCGTAGAGGAGAAATGATTATGCCTTTAAGGGTTACTGCTAAAAGGTTTAAAATGACTTATAGCGAAATGAGAAGCTTCATACTACGTCTTGTGCGTAGAAAGATGATAACAACTAGAACAAATCAGTTGCAACCCACTAGCAACCACAAGAACCGAAAAGTGACTCTAATAAGCATTGTAAATTATGACAAATTTCAATATGTGGATAAGGAACAACCACTTACAGACCACTTATCGCAACAAGTACTAAATAACAATAAACTAATAAACAANNACAATAAACTAAATACTGTTAAAAATAAGTCTAGCAAGGATATAGTTTATTTAGGAGATGAATTTGGTGAATATGTCAAAATTAAGACAGGTGGTAAAATCAAGTGGAAACATAAGTTTAAACCTAATATGCCATTGAAAGACGAATTATGAGGGCGATATTAAGAATCTTTAAATATGTGCGAAAACGTATTATAAGTTTATCTTTGGAGAACCAACGATTAAAACTACAAATCAAACTTCTCTTGGAAAGCAGTAAGCATAGAAAACATTAATGAAAAAACGAAAAAAGGCAAAATTTAGGCACATAATTATTGGTGGTAAGAAATACTATTTTTACAAAATAATATGGCAAGACCCGTGTGGAGATAGCGGACACGCAGAAGCATCAGAAGTTAAAAGTTTAAAACCAGCTATTATGATAAGCCAAGCATACATATTTGCTAAAGATAAAAAGCACGTTTGGACTTTTGCTAGTTATGATAGTGAACAAGCAGTATTTTCAGATCGTAATGTATTT